TGCAGAGTTAAAAACTTCAGGTGTACCGAAGGAGATATCTGTATCTGCTACAGTACCCACTACTGCTGTACCGTAAGATGAGTTACCACCATCCCCATAGGCTATTACTATCTTACCGAGAGTAGAATCAAAAGTAGCAGAGATAGAATATGTTCTTGCAGATTCAAAAACTACAGGTGTACCGAAAGAGATGTCTGCTCCCGATACTGTGCCTACTACTGCTGTACCGTAAGATGAGCTATGATAATCCTGATAGGCTATTACTATCTTACCGAGAGCAGTATCAAAAATAGCAGATATATAAGATGTGGTGTCAGAGTTAAAAACTTCAGGTGTACCGAAATTCGGTGCTGATACTTCATACACTTTCTCATTAGTCCCCAATTTCAAGAAGTCACCAACAGAAATAATATCACCTGCGGTTATCTTCTTGATGATCGTATTATTCGTTGTTCTGAATGATTTACCATTCGCCAGTGTAGCCAGATACTGGCTTTCGTGTAAAATGAGCAATTTATCGCTTGCTTCTACATTGGCGGAAAACGCAAGTGTTGTAAACGTACCGGTTGTTGAGACATAATCTGTGATAAGTCGATACTCATTATCAGGAGCATTCCCGACACTGTTAGTATTCTTTACTACCTGCATCCACCATTTGTCGTTGAAATAATCGTCACCATAACCAACTAAATCAGCACTTACAATCGCAGTGGCTGATGCACTCATACCTGCATCACAATCACCGTTGAGTAGTACCTGACTGCCACCGCCTTGTCCGGCCAATATTTCATTTTGCTTCGCCAACGTTGCATCAGACTTAAAAGTCGCAGGTGTGGCAAGGGTTGACTGAATATCTTGCGTGTCTGCTTCTATTGCGTTCTGCTTTGCTAAGGTTGCATCTGATTTAAAGGTTGCTGGTGTACCGAGAGTAGCTTGTATATCCTCTGTGTCGGCTATGATCGCATTCTGCTTTGCTAAAGTAGCGTCACTCGATGTAATCCCATCTACTACCGCCTTGACTGCTGCGACATCTGCACTTACATCCGCACCAGCAGGTGTACCTATTCGCGAAAGTATTCCGCCTGTTTTATCTGGCATTTTGTTCTCCTATTTGGGTAAATTGCCTGTATTATTATCGATCATGCTCACGTATGTGTTGCCGTCATAATAGACCTTATCGAATGTACTATAGCCTACAGAGATGTCCCAATCGCCCTTCCAGTCGTTGTCACTGACGTCTACATCACGGAAGGTTACTTCCCACTCGCCCCAGTTCTCACCGTCGGTGTTTTCCCATGCCGCAAGTATACTGGAGTAGTATTCGCCCGTGGTACGATTACGACTAATGAGCTCGACGAGACGCAGGTTACTTGCCGTATTATAAGTACTGATTGGGACAATAGCAAGCTCGGGGGCAACTTTGGCAGCAGAGGCTACTGATATGTCAGCCGCAGGTGCATAATCTCCGGCAGCAAGTTTTGCAGCAGTTTGTGCCTCTGTATCTGTACTGTTGAGGTCACTCTTATACACATTGGCGTTGTATTCCAGGCAGACAAATTGGCGCCCATACTGACCCCCCATTGTGATATCCAGTATGCGGAACAGTTTGCTACTACCTCCTGATGTACCGAAGGCCCAAGAATCGTACTTGGCGGGATCAGTGGGCCAAGTGGTACCTACATTCAGGGTGGTTGTATCACCAGTACCAATGACTGATTTCATTCGGAGGCTGCCATCTGACAGTTGGATTAGGAATTCATATGTGGTACCAGCAACCAATGCCACTGTCTTGTCAAGGGTAACAGTACCGGTAGAATATGACACGACCTTGCCACCAGATCCTACCATGCTGTCCTTCTGCACCCGTATGACATCACCCACTTGGGCTTGCAGGGCCTCAATGTCGGATTCAAACACTACTACCTGATTGAGGAGTTCGTTGGAATTGAGCATGAAGACGGCGTAGGCAAATGCCTGGGCATAAGCAGTAGTACCTTCCAGTGTCAGTTGTAGTGGTGCATTCAACTCAGTGCTCGTGTCCCAGTCGGAGGTGCGGACAGCAAATGATGTGCGCTCGTAGTTGTTTGTCTCGTCGAAATATACAACCTCTATGGCATTGGCCTTCTTCGTCTTGTCGGCCCACTGTTGGCGGAAGGTGCCGATATTAATATTACCCTCAGAGAAGAGTTGCTGTACGTCCTTGTCTGTGGTGCCATCCACTACGACATCGGTGACGGGCTTATCAGTTACCGCATAGAACTTGGCGCCCACGGGGAAGACGATACCGCGGCCTTCGAGGCAGATTTGCAGGATGGCATCCCAGGCGGTCTGGACAGTATCGAATACGATATTGAGTTTCATACCGAGGCCGTAGGGTGCGCCCCAGTCTACGGTTGTTGCATTCTCTGCGGGACGGCGCGAATACTCCGCCCAAGAGCGGAAAGTCTCATAATCGAGCCGGTTCGCGGGAATTCCACAACCATATACTGGTTGCAGGGTAGTGGGTTCATTGGTCAAATTCGGATACTGTGGGTGAGCGGAATTACCATTTGCCAGAATGTCATAGATTGCCCAAGCATGTACATTGGCTTCTGCATCCACCCACTCACTTGTGCGCTCATTATACACTGGCACTTTGGAACGCTCGACAACACCGGTGACTTCTATATCACCTGACAGTTGACCGGTTGCTAGTACTTTGATGCCAAGCAGAGATTCGCCGGGATAGGAGAAGCCCCTTGACTCACCATCACCATCTTTGTCTGCATAAAGAATGCCCATAATGCCATTGAGAGATATAGCAGTTGATGCCTGTGATGTTACCCTAATTTGGTATGTCTTACCTTCATCAAGAAAGGTGCTCGTCAAGGCTCTTACAGCAATTGTAAACTGGTTCGGGGTCTTCCTGCTGATAACACCTCCAGTAATGGAGTCACTTAGGGCAATAGACGTATCAAATGGGTTGTGTATTTCAAACTCAAAATTTGTCCACGTAGACACCCCTACTTCACGATATTGTGCAAATATAGTAGCCGGGGACTGTTGCAGATCCCCTGCTGACCCCTGTCCGTATAGGCCATTTACAAATGTAAATGTAGCCTCAATATTTTGTGCATTACTTACAGTTGTTGGAATAACATACCAGTCACTGTCAGTTGGTACCTGTGAGGATTGGTAAATAGTTACATTTCCGGTCTTACGCGATGCGTACCCGATACGGAGGCGCCCAGTAATACTAGAAGCAGTAGAGGTTGTATAATGATCGTCACCATCTCTCCAGTAAATGTACTCGCCAGGATAGGCTAAAAACGCACCACTTACGCCTGATATGGTATATGTTGTTCCACGATATATAAGTGTGTGAGTATCGTAGTATAGTCTATTATTAACAATTTGGATATCTGCCCTTTTCTTGTCTATTCCTGGGAAGTCCATGTACACAGCTACGTTGTATACAGTATTGGAATAGGTATTCTCGAAACCGACGATGACTGACTGTTCTGCCAATCCCGGCCTTGTCTCATAGCGGACATCAGAACTATTGCCAGTAATCAGGTCGTCAATGGGGGTGCCGTCCACGAGGATATCAGTAATGGATGCGGTGCCATGCCACACTTGCCAGTAGTTGGTGTCAGTGTAGTCAATAGCTGTTATTTCATAAGGTGCGTGAAACTTGGTACACCTGTAGGTTTTCCCCGGCTCGCTGCCAAAAACAGCATCATCACTGGGTGCCCTGACAACGTCACCGATTTCCCATGATGTGTGTGAGGCACCACGACCAAAGACATTCCATTCTGGTGCAGTGGCATTACTTACCTCATCGATCCTGTGACCAGTAAACCCGTACAGGACATTCAGGTACTCTTTGTCACCGTCATAGGTCACGAAGCGGTTTTTGATAACTGGTTTCACCCGTGCCTTGCCGTAGACAATAGGTAATGGAGTATCCTCATTGGCAGTCGTATTTGCTGAGTACTTCCACCCGTAGGAAGGACCTACTACTTTGTCCTTGAGTTTTGCCGGCGGGAAAAGAGCAGAAATGAGCAAATTGCCCGCTACGAGAGCAAAATACCTTACGGTGGCGGGCATAAAGAACGTAGACACACCAATACCTATCTGGGTGGAAAGTCTCCAGTTGTCTCTCTGTTCCTTACCCATAAAGCCCCCCAGACATGCCAGGGCTGGCACCAAACTTGTGCGAATTATTCAGGGCGCGGCAATCAGTAATACTGTGGTCGCAGATAGCAAGGATACGGACGATGGTCCCATCATTCAGATGCTCTTCTGCTGTAAGGTCGAAATTAGACCCTAATCGTAAGAAGTTGATGCCCACTGACGATATAACGGACTCATTATTATTACTTGTGGTTTCGGATACACGTATTCGTTGGCCGGCGCCAAATTCAGTATATGCCACTATGCCACTAAGTTCTATGTAGGCAAGTGTGATAGTTGCGCTCTTTGGTACAAATTTAGCATAAGTGGTAGTTACGTCACCATCTGCCCCCGACTCACCAAACCTACAGAAGCCATCACGGAACTTGTGGCGACATATGGTGGCAGATTGGCGGTCCCGCGGGAAGCGCTTGCTCAGAGGGGTGCTGATGCCTATGGAGAAATTGAGAGTATTGGCACTGTCATCCCAAGTAGTACTGAGGATGGTGAAGTACTGGAGGATGCCAGTATCTGTTACTACTCCCACATTATCCACGAAGATACGCCTAACAGTGACCTCACCACCTGACCAACCCCTGTTTGTCTGCATTGTGGTACGGAGAGTCAGATCCACATCATACAGGGCCAGGGAGATACGGGGCAACTCGCCCTTGATGGATTCCTTGACTTGGCCAAGGCCGAAAGCCCATTTTGTATAGGTGGCGCCTGCAAGCACAATATCCACTGTATTATTAACAAACCGGAGAGTAGTCTCACCGGTATATGTAATCTCGATACAGGTTAGCCATGCGCCTGCTGTAGAGATTTTATTCTTCTGACTTGTAATAGCATCAGACAGTACTTTCATCAGATGCCCCCTACTGATTCTACGTCAAATTCCACTATCCAACGAGTATAGTTTGCATCTTCCCATGGCAGGTAGGATACGGGACTGGCAAAACGGACAGAGATGGTGCCGCCACTTGTTGGGATGGCCCAGTCAAAGGCTTCACTGCCACCGACAACTGTTGTTTTCTCAAAGGTATATATCAGATTCTTATCGTGTGTCGTCAATGCCTCGTAGCGAACATGGTATGTGCGAGGAATAGAAGTGAATCGCGCACGGGTTTGCACATAACCGGCATCCTTGGGGGTTCGAATAGTGGGGTCTGATGCAAAAGTATCTGCATAGGCAGTAACTACCGGTGTTGCCGCCTTACTGCCGGGACGACCTGTCATGTTATCTGTAACAGATGTAATAAATGATGCCATCTTATCTTCCCCTTACTGATTCTGAGAACTGTGGGTCTGTCTCAAGAGTTTCAGCTACTACATTTATGATGAAATTACGATCCTTCATGCTGTAACTTGCTACTTTTGCGCTCATTGCCTGGCCATTGTTCATAATATTGACAGTGGCACCACCAGAGGGCATTGCCGGTTTCTGGGCAGCGTTTTGCATCATAAATGAATCACCAGGGCTTATACCACCACTGCTTACACCCGCCGATACAGGGTCGTTCATGGAAACTACATTTGGGGCAAGAATCGCACGGAACATTTTCTCTGCCGCCATATTTGCTACCATAGATACGAAAGATTGGTATACTGCACCGAAAATATCAGACATAAGGGTCTTGAGCTTGTCCCCAAAGGAACCGGATAATTGCATAAAATCACTGATGGCAGTTTCCCATCCGGAGACGACATCATTCAGGGCCGTCTGTATCTTCTGGGTCATGGAGTCAAAGCTATTCACTACAGCAAGGGTAGCGGAAGACCAATCTGCTGCGAATCCTCTGGCAACACTTGTAGTATCACCGAATCCACCGGTATCACCTACACTGGATGAAACTGTGGGCATACTGGGGGCAGTACCTGCTCCAAGCAGAAGGGATCGCAACTTATTTACGACCTTTGCTAAGCCTGGGAACATGCCAGCAAGGGTGCTTTCAAGCCCAGCAATATCCCCATGTACTAGTTGTTTCATCTCGGCACCGAGCAGCTTTACACCATCCACTGTTGCCCCGAAGTAATCACCGACAGGGGCCTCAGCTATACGTTTCATATTATCAAATACATCTTCTGACAGGAACAGGAATTCTTTCATGAGAAAGAGTATTTTCATCCACCCGTCGATGACTCGATTAAAGAACCCCTTGACGGCATCCAGCATACGGGTAGCAAAGGCATCTTCCCACATAGAAGAGAAGGCATCTAACCATAAGGAGAATTTTCCGGAGAAGTCATTGACTACATTGACCATATCGTCCCATGTGATACCCCAGGCTGCACGAAGAGCATAGAAGGCGCCTATTGCCATTGCCATCGGCATAATGAGCCCAGTGAACGCTGTTGCAAGCATACTGATGGATGTTACTATTGTTGGCAGAAGAATTAACATTGGGCCAACCACGAGAGCAAAGGCACCGACAGCGGCAGTAGTTTTCATGATACCTGCCACAAGTACTCTATTATTATTGATCCAGGTATCAAGACCAGATATGACTGGGGTCATGATCTCAATCAGGCCCCGAAGATTTGGTACAAGGGTTTCACCAAGACTTCTGGCAACACGCTTCACCCATTGCCACATGCGCCCGAGTTGGTGCAGGAACGCTGCCATTTGCTTCTTGACGATCATATCCAGGTGCCCAGCGGAGTTCTTGATAGCAGAGGACATTTTTCGAATCTGCTCAGTACCAGCTTGGAAGATTTTGATGTTGCCTGCGACGGCACGAACACCGAAAAGGGTAGTATAGGCGGCGTTCTTATACTGGTCAGAATAGCCCTTCATAGCATCGGATAATTCACCAACTATTTGCACATAGGGTTTCATGGAACCAGTATTATCGTATATTTGCACATTGAGATCAGCAAGCAACCGCTCCATTGCAGCAGTAGGCTTGATAAGATTTGTCAGGGAACGCCGAAGGCCAGTACCTGCATAGGAACCCTTGATACCAGCGTCTGCCATGATAGAGAGTAAGGCCAACATGTCTTCAAGGGGGTTATTTGCCAATTCAGCAGTTGCAGATACATAGGACATGGACTTGCGAAGTTGCTCGAACACTTGGTTGGACGAGGTGACTGTTTTCACGAGCATTTCAGCGACATGGTTACTATTTGTAAATGTTACATTAAATCCCCGCATGATATCCACAAGGCCTTCTGCTGCCAGACTTGTGTCCACAGTCATAGCACGTGCCATCTTAGTAACAGTAACGTAGGACTGCATTTGTTCCGTGGCAGACAAGCCAGCAGAGCCCAAGTAGTAGAAGCCCTTGACACCTTTCTCAGCGGCAACATTGAGAGCAACTGACATGTCTTCGGCCATTTTCGACATTTGCTGGAATTGTTCCTGTGTGACATTGCTTACGGCAGTAGCTTCCCGCAAGGCCTTATCGAAGGTGCCGAATTCTTTTACTACTCCAGTAGTGAGCCCAGTGAGGGCCACGCCGAGAGCAGTGATTTCACGACCCAAGAGCCGAATGTCAGCCTTAATGCGCTTGTGCCCTTTCGACCACTCGTCAGTCTTTGCACGAAAACGGACTACGATTGACCCTAAATTCCACGCCACGGCTACCTCCTTAGTGCATCTATTGCATCTGCTACCAGTTTCTCGTCACCTTCGGATTCTGCCTTGCTCTCATAGAGCTCAAGGTGAGTTATGAATTGATTCAACCCTTTGCTGTCGGACATACCGGCGGCTACAGATTGTGCTGTTCTTGCCATTTCCTGCCTATGGATGGCACACGCCTCATGAAATAATAGGGCCTTGTACCTGATGTCCATATAGTACAGTTCATGTTGTGTAAAACGTCCTGGGAAAGTGGAGCTTATTATTGACTCCTTACTACACTTTCCTTTGGCGCGTTTTTTGAGTCTAAGCCATCGATTGCGGAGGCTGTAGACATACTTATATGACGCATAGCCAGTGTGAGTTTCCTCGTATCAGTGTGCTTGAACTCGTCAGAATCGACACCCAGAAGGGCGGCAAACGCCCGGCGCATTTTACGAGGACTCTCAGCGCTGTTCATGAGGTCATCGAGGGCGTCTGATTCGACCTTGTTGACGACATAATCCTTGCCATCAATGGTAAACTCGATAGGTGCAAATATTCTCTTGGCTTCTGCATCAATATTCAATTTCGGCATGAGGGACTCCTTTAGGAAGTACTGCTACGGTATACCATTCCAGATGTGGCATCTGGGAAGCACTTGAACACTACATTGAAAACACGTTGGCCTTCGTTGTCGTAGACGATTTCCATGTCTACATTTGGGTAAGCATGATCTGCATACCACCAAGTTGAAGTATCAGTATCTGCTACACCATCAACGATTGGCTTGAGGATGAGGACTTTACTATTGTCGTATTCGCTGCGGCCCACTTCCGTATATGGTATGGCCGTGACGCCAGAACCGGATGTACTGCCGCCGGGGATAATGATGGCAAGATTTGCCAGTGATATGCGCGTAAATGGTACAGTTACAGTTGTTGAGCCGTAACCGCACATGATAGAATCTACTGGGGTCTTGCCCTGTACTGATTCAAAAACATCTGAGCTTTCAGAAGTTGTGCGGATAGCGGCACTCTCGAAGTATGGGCCGAGAGATGACCCGTCATAATTTACTTCACAAGGACCTTTGTCTCGTAGTGGACCCTTAACCATTGCATTCATTATGGTATCTCCTCTTTATTGACGTACAAATAAATGACTACTCGTGGGCGATGTTTGTCATCAGGCCCAATCGATGATGGCTCCGTCGCGGCAATATTGACGAGATATTTGGTACCGGTGCCTATTTGCAGTGTAACTTGATACACTCCATGAAGGGCGTCGTGGATGGACCGTGCCACATCATCTGCGGAGAAGTAATTGTCCATTTCTCCCCTGCATTCGATGCGAAAAGTCCTTTCTACCTGATCAGATAGTATAGGGCTGGTTCTGTCAGGAAATGGGGTCTCTACCACTGTGGAAATAGCGGGTGCAGATTGCGGACGATGACCTGCATAGAGGTTTCTACCTGTACCTGACATTGAGAGACTCGCAACATTAGTCTCGATGTACTTTGTGAACTCTTTTATCATGTCTTGATCTTTCGCATTTCATCTATGACTATTTTGCCATACTTGGACTTGTTATTTATTACTTTCTTCAAGACGAAGAACATGCCGGCACCGGATTTGCTCTTGGTGGGGTAATTCTCATGCTGAATAGTGGCATATGGGGCATTGACTACCAGGAGAGCTTCTTCTCCGTCTGCCCACTTGGGTTCGGTATTGATTCGCTCAGAAAGGTCTTCTGCGTCTCCTGTACGGTATTTCTTGCTGTCTCCAAAGAGTTTCTGGTTGACGAATACTGTCATACTGCTTACGAGTGCTGATGTTAGTACAGGAGCCATTGGGGCCTCTAATGCAATATCGTCCAATAGTTGCATAAATGCAAGCCCTAAACCACGGCGTAGGCCTGCAATAGAGGTCTTGGACATGAACTTATCCAACTTGGGCTCAAAGTCGCTTGTGTCCATATCGACTGACAGGCCACGACGGAAACCGCCTGAATTGCCGTAATGAAATGGACTGTTCATGCTACGTATACCTCCATGTAGCGCACGGAGAAATCCTTCTTGCGGGCAATGCGGATAATTGCATGGTCTACACCGTCGAAGTTGATCGTGTCCTCGTAGGCAATAGTGGATGTTGCTCTGGTATCGAACCCGGATCTGGTAATAGTGCGATTTCGCATAAGCACCTTGGCCATGGAGACGATGGTTTCACCGGCCAGGCTCGTGACTTGCCTGTTTTTGTAATCAACATTGGACTTGACGGTGACAGAAGTACGAGCAGTGGGGGTGCCAAACTCATCCTCACCAGTATACTGTTTCAGTACGACATTGTCTACCAGATATGGTCCTATCATTATTTGCTCTTTACTGGGCATTTCTTGCCCTGGTTGACGCGTTTGCCCGTGTTGGATTGTGTCTTCTGGAACGAGTCTTTGTGGGGCCCTGTTCCGTCTCTGGTGCCTCTTGATGTCTTACCCATTGTATTTCCCTTCGCTAAAGTATTTACGTTCTTTGTGTTCGCTCTTCTTGCCGATATTGAATTCGGATGTGGGACGGTAGTATCCCATAACCCGTGTCCATACTTCGCAGGGTTGGCGGTCACTATCTGCAACTGTTACTGTTTTGCCCCCTACAGATGATTGTAGCA